CTGATCCAATAGAACCATCATATAAACTGGGTTTTGATCCAAAATCATTCAGTCCTGTATCTGTCTCTCCAGCACCTGCAAATCCAGCAGCAGCTCCTAAGAACCCTTGTATTATTGGCATAGATGTATTCTCCATTTGTGGTGCGATTGGAGGTAAGTCAGCGACTGGTTGCCACATGACACTTCCGTATAACTTATTACGAGCGGACTTCTGTTGATTTCTAATTGACTCAACTTGTGTTTGATATGCTTCAGCAGATCTAGTTAACTTAAAAGCTAAATCAGCTTGACCTCTACCAAATGCAGCAAAGTCCATCATTTCTAATCTGGCAGCACTTCTACCAGTAGCTCCACTAGCTAATGTTTTTCCTAATTTTTTATTTACAAATTCAATAAATTTACTTTCACTTTGCCCAACGGCTTTTGATTGTGCTTGACCTAATGCAACTTGCGCTTGGGCATACCCACGGTTAGCTGCTAGATCGTTTTCATTTATATCGGTGTGGTACTTATTTACTTTGGCAGAATAGATAGAAAGCTTTTGAAAGTGAGTACGCTTACGTATTTCAAGATCTCTTTCATATCTTTGTATTGCTGCTCTATTACGGGCTTTGGCTGCATTACTCGCAGCTATACCGCCAAGTATTTTACTAGCACCCCCGAAGATTGCTCCTAACACGGCAAAACTCTATAAAGGATAATTGGTTGGGTCCGTATTTTAATTCCCTTAGAAATTTGAACCCTAGGAATCTGAGTAGTTTTATATGAACTTTGTTTCTTTTTTCAACAATGTTCCATAACAACTCATGTGGTTGTCTTTCCACGTAACGCTTTGCTTCTTTAGCAAATGTATGTGGGTATTGATAAATAGCTGGTGTGCATACCATCCAGATTTTTCCATCTGGACTTACGCCTGCCATTCCAGCTATGTCACCGTTTGGTACCTCAAAGTAAACTGATTCTGAATTATTCATTCCTACAATCAATGCACTTTCAGGATCATGTCCATGACCCTCTGTAATCTCCATACGGTCGTCGTCTAGCAAATTTGAAGCTACCTTTGTGGCAGCTTCCAATGTTGCAGGGTGAATGTATTTAGACACGCTTATATGATTTTTGGTTGTAATCTCCTTCCCAGTTGTATGAAACAATAGTCGCCGGAGATGGATGGCTTGATGTAACTTGTACTGTTAATGTTTTATTTCTCTCGTAACAAGGAACGGTCTCTAAACTTCTATCTAAAAAAGTCAAAGTATTAGCATTCATTGTGTTTGCATTATTAACTTCTCGTTGTTCTGTATATGAAGGTTTCCCTTTTCTATCAATAGTTATTGAATAAACTCCAACATTACCAAAGCTAAATTTAATTCTATGTATTATTAAATCTGATCTTGTATCTGATCTCCAATTTTCACCAGAAGGATATTGATAATAAAGAGTTGGTAATTCAATCTTCATTTCAAATAGATAGCCAATTACAAAGGTTTCACTAGCCCAGTTTCCAGCAAACTCTACGTTAGAACCGTTAATCGTTCCTATGGCATATCTTCCTAAGTTGTTTCCACTATCAGTATCAAAAGCAACTATTGTATTGCTACTTTCAAATCCAGTAGGTTTAGCAACAGTAGTTTTATTTGTAGCAGAATTAAAAGCATTAGCATTCGTGGTGACGCTGGTGCTGTGATCTAAATGTATTGGGTAATCTTCTCCATCAGTTACATAATGACCTTGGTCATCTAGTTTGACTGAGTATCTTAAAAGCTGATCTTTATTATTATTTTTAACAACAACATATAAAGCATCATCAAGCATACAATGATAACGAATAGTTCCAGTTAAATTCCATGTAAACCATGCTTCCATTGGTCTTTCATTACCTGAAGAGAAATATCTATAACCATATAAAGTCGATGTATTTTCTTCACTAAAGAAAATTAAACTGTTTTCTCTTGAGTTAGATACCAGTTTTAAATCTTTTGCAAATAGCTGAGATACAACTTTACTTTGTTCAACAACAGTAGGTTCACCTTCTCGAAGAAGTCGTGACATCTCAAAAAATCTACTGTATTTATTAGCATTATCTAAGAAACCAATAGTAGTTCCTAATGATATGGGATTAGTTTTATGATTAAAGTTATAAGATGCTAGAGCATTTATTTTAGCTGTACTAGGATTTAAAATATCACTATCAGTAGTCAACATAAATTGCTGATTTTTAGTAAACAAAAGTAATCCTGCATTGATCTGTATAGCGTCATAAACAATCGCTGGGTATTCAGAACTAACAGAAAGATCAATAACGTCTACGTTTGAAAAAGTAGTAGCAGTCTTAGCCCAGAAGTTAAAGAAGTTCCCGGGACGGGACATGATGACATTCTCATCAGACAACATACATAACCTGTTTCTGAAGAAAATCATTTTATTGATAGTATTACCAACAAACGATGCTCTTGGATTAGTACCATTTGTAGCGTCTGTATCTCCTACATTTGCATCTTCATAAGTAACTTGCGACAAAGTAAATGTAGTTGCGTTAGTACGGACTAACTTAATTGGCATTGTTGCTTTGTCATACCTTATCTGTACTCCGGGTTTTGCACATTCTTCCCAAATACCATTACCGTCTCTATCATTATTTCCAAAGAACTTTACAAAATAATCATCATTTTCTGATTCACTATTGGCTACTTTAATAACCATGCCATGTTTACATTGTTTAGGTAAATCTTCGACAGTAAGTACGCTTCCAGATACAACATTCATTAGTTGTGAGTTAGGAGCTGACATATTAAAACTGCCAGAAGGTCTAGTGATATAAATTCCATTACCAATAATCTGTACGTTAGAACTTGTAAAATTACCTGTTGCGATAATGTCAGTTCTTAAAGTTCCTAAAATGGATTCTCCAGTTACGGTTGTTTTAGTATCAAATGAGGTAGGTGTAGGTCTTATTAAACCAAGGTTTGCTTGTACGCTCGCAGTACTTGTTTCCTCAACAGTTACTTTGTAGTAACCATCTTTCATATAAACATATACATGATCTCCTGTTTGCCATCCCTCGCCCCCGTAAAGAAGGTCGTTTGTTGTGGAGTATCTAGTTCTGTATTCAACGTTTGTTCCACTTCCAACGGGCGTAGATTGCCCTGTAGTAGTGAGTCTAAAATATAGATTTGATCTGCCAGTTTGACCTGAAGCACCAGCTTGGTTATAGATGTTTACTTGATATGAAAAGTCAGATCCACCAAGGGTAGATACTGCATCATTATCAACTAAAGTTCCTCCACTATTTATTTCAAATATTCTTGTTGCAACGTTTGGAGCAACATCATCATCATTAGGTGAAGCTGTTGAAGCATCACATCTAGTTACGTTGTTAACTCTGGCTGTATGACTAGCTATTGTTCCATCAGTATTGCAGTAGTTATTACTGGATCTCACTAGCTCTACGCTTATTCTTGTAGCTGTAGAAACTTCTTGAAAGTTTGTATTATCGAATAGGTTTAAAGAATATTGACTAGCATATTTAATCTGATCTAATTCTAAATAAACTTCTGGAGGTCTGACTGGTTCAATCGTTGAAGCCATATCAACAGTCTTTAATCTGTTGGTAAAGAATGTAAAGTCATTAATAGTTAAAGTCTGTATATCTTCGTCATTACTATGAGTCAGATATGTAGCCATAGCTGAAGTAGATCCAGAGACAGTCATTTCTGAACCATCACTACACTTCCACATATTGATATCACCAGTCCTGCTGACTTGTCCTATATATTGTTCATTCTCATCCCTGTAGTAGTGGAACCATCTCCCATTAGTTTGAGAGTTATTTGTTCCATCACTAAGAGAAGCTATAAATTTTCCTCCGGGACGTTTCATCAAACCATGTGTTACGTCTGGTAAAACATTGTCTGCAACATTAACTTGTCCCGGGACTTTAAGTTCATCTGGCTGCTGAGATATGCCGCCAGTTAATGTTGGTATAAGTTGTGTAACACTTGCCATTATCTAATAAGGGATCTGTAAGGTTGATAAGCTCTGTAAGAACTATTCTTCGGCCAACCCATAAAGGAGTGATCTCCTTGATTGCATTCGTATTCCATTAATGAAGCACGAGCTAATCCTTCTTGACCTTGTAAAAGTTTTACTAATTCTGAATTTGATACCAGTTGTGTTGCTGCTCTGGTAGAAGCACGGGCGATGATATATCTCTGAAAGACTGAAGGTATATCTGTGAACGAATAAAGGTAAACAATATCTAATTCCATGTCATGGTCAAAGACATCTGTGTGATTAACTAAGTCATATAACCTTCCATTTCTCTTAACTAAATCCATATGTCTATCAGCTTGACCATCATTCAGGTCATAACGTAGATAGTTGGTTGGAACAGTTATATGACCAGAA